TGTTGCCGAGTTCCAGAGGCTAACGATTGAAAAGTAGTTTGTCGGACTTGCTGGACCGTTCAACCCAATCTCATAGCCGGTTGAAGTAGCACTAGTCGTAACGCTGAAATTGAGGCGAATGAGGTAAGCAGTATTTGCGGCAGCTGTAAAGGATAGCCCGGTGATGTCTTGAAACACGCTGTTGTTCGTGATAGCAACGTCTGAGGCTACCTGCTCGTACGTTGCGCCCCCGCCGCCCCCGCCAGTCGCAGTCAGCGTCGTCCCAGAGATCGACAAGCCCGAGCCAACTTCCAGATGGGTGAGCTTGCTGGCAGAATCGTCCCAGAACACGATGCGGTCGGCGGCAGGGTCGTCGGCAGTCAGGTCTTGTCCGGTGAGGCCAAAAATGTCCGCGACCGAGGCGTTAAGTGTTACGTCGCCGCTGTTGGTACCGGCTAGGGTGCCACTCGCGCCATCCGCGATGGTAATGCCGCTGTCTTGAATGAGCTTGCCGGTGGTCAGGTCAAACCGAGCGATGGCGTTGTCAGTTGCGCTCGCAGGACCAACAACGTCGCCCGTGCCGCCGCCCGTTGCCGACAGCGTGGTGCCGCTCAGAGACAGACCTGAGCCAAGGGTGATTTCCTCGACATCGCCGGATCCGCTTGCGCTGCCTCTGCCAAGCAATTTTGATGCAGCAGACACATTTTGCATTTTTGCATATGTGACGGCATCATTGTCAATCGTCCAAACTGTGCCGCTGCTCGAAACAGTGATGTCGCCTTTGTCTCCATCTGACACACCGCCGCCGCCAGTTGATGCAATGGTTATTGTGTCAGTGCCTGCATCCGTGGTAAGTGTGATATTGCTGCCAGCAACCAGCGTCAGCGTGTCGGAAGTCGTGTCAGCAACGACATTTGATTGACCAGCAACGGCAATCGTTTGGAAAAGGTTCTGGTCGCCAGTATTGGTGCCGGAACTGGTGCCGCTGCCGCTTGGATAAAATGTGTCAAAGTAGCTTTTCAGCGTTGCCTTGATGTTGGCCCAAGTCACTTTCTTGAGGACGTTGGACGCAGCACTGTCCAAGATGGGCATGGCGTCGGCATCAACCGGCGTTGTTTTAGCTGTCGCACCGTCAATTGATGAGCCGACATTGCCTGCATCGGTGACATCAGCATTTGCCTCAATGCCGTCGAGCTTTCCGGCATATGCAGACGTCATCAACCCATCCTGCGAAGCGGTAGCGTCGCGAATTTTGTCTGTGCCGCCCGTGACATGGCTGCTGGCGTGCGCCGTCGGCGTAAAGCTACCAGAGACGGAAACCGTTGTTCCCGACATTGCCAGCCCCGTGCCAAGACTGATTTCCTGCGGATCGCCGCTGCCACTATCGCCCCGGCCAAGCAACTTGGATGCGGCGGAAACGTCTTGCATTTTTGCATACGTGATTGCGTTATTTGCAATAGTAATTGCGCCCGTGTTGGTCAAAGTGGCGTCGCCAGACACACTTTTGTTTTCAAACACCGTTCCAGCCGAGTTGGCGACGAGAAGCTGCCCGCTCGTAAGACTGGTGATCGTGACACCCTCATCGTCCTTGATGTTGGAACCAAGCGTCGGACGCACGAACAGGGTGCCGTTGCTAGCGTGGGCGTTGACAACGGCGCAAACTTGAATGCGCGGATTTGGAGCCGCCGGAGCGGTATCAGTCAGACTGCCGGTAGTCGTCCCAGCGTAAATGATCTCGCCGTTCGTCCAAGTTTGCCCGTAGTTGCCTCCGTCGGTTTGAATGCCTCGCAGCTTGCCGAAGGCGATGACAAAACCTTCTTCGTCAACCAACAATTCCTCGGCAGTCAATCCCATGAAATAAGTGCTTGGCCCGGTGCCGTTCCACGGTTCGATGAGAAGCTTGCCGCTCGAACCATCGGTTCCGGCAAACATGACAGGCACACCCTTGGCGATGGTTGAAAGCGTCTGGTTCTTGACGTGGTAGAGCAGATGCTCCCCCGTGTGCATAATGAAACCGTTCAACTGAATGTCCACGGTTTCTTCGTCTGCATTCCAAGCCATTTGACCTTGAGCAATTAAAGATTCCGCTGCGGAAACATCAAAAGTCAGTTTGTCAATCGTGGGCGCATCCGTCCATGCGGTGTCATAATCTGTCGCGGAATTTTTGACGAGCAAATCCCCGGCGTTTCCGCCTACGGCAATACCTTGGCCGGGATCACCTTGCGGCCCTTGCGGCCCAGTATCGCCTTGCGGGCCTTGCAAGCCAGTTTCGCCTTGGATTCCTTGTTCGCCTTGGATTCCTTGTTCGCCTTGTGGGCCTTGCTCGCCTTGGATACCTTGTTCACCTTGCGGCCCGGTTGCGCCCGTTGCACCTGTTTCGCCTTGTATGCCTTGCGGGCCGGTGGCACCTTGGATGCCTTGAATGCCCTGTTCGCCCTGCGGGCCTTGCGGCCCCTGCAAGCCCTGTTCGCCCTGCGGGCCAATTTCGCCTTGCGGGCCGGTGTCGCCCTGAATGCCTTGTGGCCCAGTCTCGCCTTGAATCCCTTGCGGGCCTTGCTCGCCTTGCGGCCCTGTGTCGCCCTTCGCCACAAACAAATCCCAATCCGCAGATGTTCCGCTTGGCGTGCTTGGCGGCGTTGCTGTCGTTGTTTTGTTTGCCACCCATGCACTACCTAAATACTGCACGCCATCCAAATCATTGTAAGTGCCAGCAGCCCATTCGCCGCGCCAAATCACGTTCGATCCTTGCGGCCCGGTTTCTCCTTGCGGGCCAATTGGCCCGCGAATTCCAGCCGACAAATGCAATTCTTGCACAGTCGGCAACACCGTCACATCGGTGCTGGTCAAGGTCGTCGTGACCGTGTATTGGCCGGGAACAACGTGAATTTCTTGCGTAACTGGCTCGGCTGGCATGGTTTATGCAATGATGGGTGTAATTGTGCCTTTGAAAAGCGTTTGTTGTTCTTCGCCCGGCATTGTAACTCGGAAAAAATGAAAATGACGCACCATTGCAAATTCTGAAGTGTCTGCTGGATCAAAAATGCCCGTCGCCGTAGTTGTCGCAATCGTGATGGTGTTGTCAGTGGTTGAAAGCGTCAAAACAGTCTCGCCAGTTTCGCTTCCTTCGCGGATTTCCCATTCGATGCTTGCACCCGTGAAATCGGTCAGCGTGTCAGGGTCATCAATTGCGCTCCAAGTAATCGGGATAGCGTAATAACTGCCAACGGGCAATTTAAAATTAAACGTCGCAATTGGGTCAATGTCGGGTGAGCAAGACATGGAAATTAAACATTAAGCTTTCGAGCCGTGAGATATGAACCAATTTTCCGCGTATGAAATTCAAGCGTGTCGCTGAAATTTGATTGACCCTGCAAAGTGGCAGTTCCAGCAGTTCCAGCAGTTTTGATAATGCAAGTATTCCAAATTCCAAGGGCGTTGGTTTCGTCAGATTCAAACACAATTCCAGAGCCAGACATATCATCTCCCGGCATAATCCGAATATCTGTCGAATTTTTGTAAGTGCGGTTCCAACGCCCATACGCCACTGCGCCAGAAGGAAGCGACCATTGATTGGCAAATCCGCTGCCGGAAGTTGCGTTTGCGCTAATCAACAAATAAATGTTCACCTCATAAACACAATTTGCATCAACAGAAAATTCAAGCGTATCGTCGTCAGACACAGGGCCAGCGGTGCCGCTGCCGCCATAAAAATCCTGATCAGCATTTGCAATAGCATAAATTGGCGCAAAAGGCGCAAGTTCTGACGCCAATGCAGCACTGGAAACATATGAGGACAATTCAGTTGCCAACGCTGTTTCCGTGACGTAATCATTGAGCGTTGACGATAGACTTGCCTCTGTAACGTAATCATCGAGCAAATTGTCAACTTCGGCGGCGGTGTAATAAGTTGGCGAAGCAGGCCCGGTTTCCGGTGCATTTTGAATGCCATCGTTTAAAACGGCGGCATCAACTTGCAAAATGGTGGAATGTTTGGCATCAATAACTGCCGACACTTCCAATTTGGTCGTTGCAAGTTCTGCGCCAGCAACAATCGCTTCGATGCCTGCTGTGTTGAGAGCAAGTTCGCCCTGCTTGCCAATTGGCACTTTCAAACCGGAAACGTCAATTGTCGCCAAAGCTTTGTTTGCCGCAGCACCGCCGAAAGTAATGTCCCAAATCGGAAACGTGCCGGAAACGGTAACACCTGCGCCCCACGTTCCAGCGGCGACAAGTGCTGCTTGCAAATCAATTGCTTCAATGTTGTAAGGCAAAGCAACCGTCGATGCATCGTCAAAAGACAAGGAAAACGTGCCATCGTAAGCATCCGCAGAAATCGTGACACGTTGCATTTCAAGTTGCCCGGTCACGTTGTTGCCAGCAACAATTTCCGTCACAGTGCCAGATGCGCTTGCAAGATCAGTAAACGTTACTGCCAATGCTGCCGATTGACGATCAAGTGCAACAATTTGAATGCTGGCAATGCTGACGGTTCCTTCTCGCGCCTCGTAAATAGTCGCTTGCGTTAAAGGATACAATGCGCCAGTTGTCGCGGAAATTGCTGTCCGAACTCCGGTGTTTGTAAAAGTAATTTGATACGGCCCGCCAGCTTCACCAGAAACAGACACGCCGCCCGCAGATGTAATGCTGGCAAGTGCGTTGAGCGCAGTTTGCACAGCAGTCGGTGTGGCATTATAAGCCAACGCAGACGTTGTGTTTGCACCATATGTCAACGTAAAAGTGCCGCTTTCGGGTCGTTGCCCAACGTCGCCCAATGCGACATAAAGCGTGCTTGGCAGCGTTGTGAAATCATACACGCGACCAATTGGTCGCCCCGGCCTTGGCGCAACTGCCATGACTTTGACGTTGTAAATATCGCCCTGCACAAAAGGACGCGGGTTGATTTCAACGTCGCTGTTGATGTCGCGAATCAATCGTCCACTGGTGACATCAATCAGGATCGGATAGTCGTTGATAGCCATATCGGTGTGAATTTCGTTCAAACTGCCGTGTGTGTCAATTACCAACGCCCAAGCGGACAAGATTCAGTTTCCAGCCATGTTTTCCAGCGTCCAACGCATCCGCAAAGGCCGCAAGTTTGACCGCGCCATTTTTCGCACTGATGGCAGATTGCCAGCACTGCTTGCCGTTGCTCTGGATTGCGCTTTATTGGTTCTCGCTTGACTGTTGCGGATAGAACGCGACCAGCCGCCTTAATGGCATTCCATACCTTTTCTCTAGGCGGCGGGGCATCTGGCGGTCTTGGGATTTGTCGGCGCGTGATTTTCATAGGCCGGGCGGCAATTTTGGCGGATAGTAAAGCTTGGTATCTGTAATCAGTAGCGATTCGCCATAGGCAGGCTCAAGCGGATAAATTGCCGTAAGCTCGCCCCATGGAATGAAAATGGTTTCCTCCAAGTAATCCACGTTCATTTCCATGTCTGTTCGCTCGATGGTTAGCACAATCCAGCACGGGACAGGATAGCCTTTTTTGCGAATCTCAAAAGTTGTCTTTGTGTATTGCTGGCCTCCATAGCTTGATTCTCCTCCCGGCATTCCGTCCACCACATCAGTCCAAGGGTTGTCTTCGTAATTGATGACAATGCCAGCTCCGCCCAAAGCTTCGGCAGAAACGGCTTCGTCGGAGCAATCCACCACGCTAGAACTGGTTTCCGTGCTTACCTCGCTGGAAATACATTGCAGGCCCGGCGATGGGGACACGCTTCCGCAGGTAGGCAAAACGCCGTAAATGTCTTCGCAACCTGAATCTGTGAACTCGCTAAAGGGACAAATGGGAGTTTCGTCCACTTCGACAACATACGTCCCGCCAGTTCGCGACCTGCTGCGCGTGCAAGTGCTTTCAGAAAAGTCTGGAAAGCTTGGGACAGAGTATTCACGGACTGTATAAACCGTGTCATAGGCAAACGCGGAAAACTGCGTGTCGCCGTAGCCATCAAGCGGCGCGGTTTGTCCGCAGCAAATAGCGTCTCCGGCTTCTACTTGGAAACGGGATTCTACGTCGGGTGCTTCACAGCAAAGGCATTCTTCGGTAAAATTTTCCATATCAACCGGATAATCCGTATCTTGCTTGCGGAGCCTCCAGCATTCCGCACCATACAACATCAAGTGAATTTTGCACCACTTGAGCAACCTTTACGCCATCGGTATAAACGCAAAGCGGTTTGTAAAAGTTTTCCGTTGTATCGTCAGGCACTGTTGCCGCTGAAGCGATTGTGAAGTTCTCAAAATCCCAAGAAATGATATAGCCTTCAATATCGGTGAAGGTCGGAATAATTTGCGCGTAAACGTAAACCACGCCAGAAGCACCGACTGAAACCTGATAAGAAGTAGCAAATTTGCCGTTAATTGTGCCCGGCTCAATTTCGACAATTCCCTCATCGTTTCGGCGTTTGCCTTTGAATGGATGTGCAACATTCCCGCTTGATCGCCCGCGATTGTCAGAAACAACGGAAACGCCACCGGGAAGCGGCTTTGTGAAGTTGCCAACGTGCTGTTGCCCAAATCCAGACGCGGCGATGGCATCTAAAGCGCGGCCCTGCTGCGTGCCTGTCTTGCGGACAAGCGGATTATAAGGCGTTTGCGCGTTGTTGCTCATGGTTAGTAAATATCACGATTCCAACCGCGTTCACCACTGCCAAGATACTGCTCTGTAACAAAGAAAATATTTGCCGTTTGGCGATAAGGCATTCCAACAAGAAGGAAATTGCGAACATTGGGCGGGCGGCGAAAACCCGGCACACCGCTAAAGATTCGGCCAACATTGCCAAGGCTTGGAGCAACGCTGGTGTAATAGCTGTAATTTACAATCACGCTTGGCACAATGTAAGAGCGGATTCCTTGAAAATTGCCCGGCGCGGTAAACCCGATAAATTCACCTGTATCAACATCGAATTCCGCGCCATTTTGCGGGTTTTCAGGCGTTCCGGCAAAATCCGTAAAATCAGGGTGCGTCTCGATTGGGTCTTGTCCGCTGCCGCCAGCAAATTCAATTTTTGGCAAGCTGGGATCATAAAGCAACCCGATGTATTGCGCCGTTGCCACTGCGGTTTGCAGCTTGGAATATTTCAGGCTCACTTCATAGCAGGTGAGGCGCGGCTCTTTTGGGTGCCGGCTAAGGTTTAGCTGTGGCGTCAAGATCGGCGCAAGTGCCGTTGGAAACTCAAAGACCGCCGTGCCACGCATAACGCCATAATCGTCAACCGTGATTTCCGAATCAGGTTGCAGATACGGTGAAGGGTCGCCGGGACGCGCTACGATACGCTTGGAGTTGCGGACAATGGCCATGATTAGAATGCGTCAACGGGTTTGTTTGACGGGCTGCGCGTGTTTTGCGGTGCCGTATTGTTTGCGATTCGCTCAAGGATGCGCGTCTGGTTTTGAAGCTCCCGCGTTGCCGGGTCCATAGCGACATAAGAACCGCCGCCGCCGCCGACTTCCGCAAGGCTGCTTGAAATGACTCCGGTTCGCTTCTTGGCTTCTTCGATGGTCTTGGGCGCTTCTTCTTCCGCAGCTTTTGCCGCATCTTCCTCGGCTTTACGCTTTTTTTCAGCTTCGGCGGCTTCTTCCTCGGCAACGCGCTTATCGTTGGCGTCTTTTTCGGCTTGGGCGCGTGCAATCTGTTCTTCGATATCCAGCAAATCTTCCGCAATCTTGAGCTTTTCCAGATTGCTCATGCCCATGCTATTGAGCATCTTCGTTTGTAGCTCAATCTGCATTTGTTGAAGCTCGAAGATGCGGTCTTCGACTTCCATCTGCTGCAACTTGCGCTGCAAAATGCGCTCCTCTAGGCGCTCGGCTTGAGAGTCAACCGCTTTGGCTTCCGCCTCTTGATCTTTCTCGGCTTGCTTGCTTTCTGGAGTTTCAAAGGTGGCAGCTTTTATGCCTCCTTTTTTTGTCACATCGCCCCAAATTTCATTATAGCCGCGCTTAAACTTTTCAAAAGCCGCCGTCGAATCGTCGGCAAACTTTTGAGCGGCTTCGCTCATGCCGCCAAACAAATTACGCGGGTCCATGGCTTTAGCCAAAATAACAACTTGGTCTTTGAGATTGACAATCCCCAAGCCCACGGTTGCGACGGCTTGAATAAACCAGCCAAAAAAAGACCGGCCAACAAGACTCAGCTTTTCCAAGGAATCGTTGAATTTCTCAGTCTGCCGAATGACTTGATCGCTGACAATAGATGCATCTGCAAATCCTTGACGCAATGCCTCGGGCCCAGCGGCAAGAAGAGGAATCAAATCTTGCGCGCGTGCGCCTAGCAGGTCCATCAATGCAATCATTTTGCCTTGGTCGCCGTTGGCCTGCTCCAAAGCGGCAGACAGCATTAGCATCTTGTCTTCAAGGCTGGCGTTAGCAAAATCTTGCGCAGAAATGCCAAGCGCGGCGAATTTATCGCTTCCGTTTGCAGCTTCAACCGCAAGCTTTGACATGGCCTTGACTACCATTTCAATATCAGCGCCTGCCATGCTAGCAGCTTCGCCGACACGCTGAATAGTCGCCGTTGATTCTCCAAGACGCGTTGCCAGCTTAGCAACTCGGTCCATTTCCGTTCTGAAGTTGTTAAACCAATTGACCATGGAGCCAATGGCAAACGCTCCGGCAAGCGTTCCGGCCATGCTGGAAGCCCATCCGCTCGCTTGCTTGCGCATGGCGTCAAGACCGCGATCAAACGCGGTCCGATTCACGCCGACTTCGACATTCAGTTTCGCCATGGCTTACAAAGGATAATTGTTCTTGATGCGCGCTGCAAGCCAAGCCGGATAATTTTTGCCAAGGTCGCGCTTAGCCTGCTCGCGAATCTCGTCTTCGTTGGTCGGCATCGGCGGCGCTTCCGGCTCGGCATCGTCGGCAAACTTTATGCCGTCGCATTCACGTTCGGCGGCAGTCAGAAGCAGCCATGCGGCATAGCCCGGCGACGTGTCCCAAGCCTCAGAATGCGCAATGCCAAGCTTTACCAAACCGGCGACCTGCGACATGACAAGCGGGGCGGTAATATATCGCGGCTCCCGCAGTTCGTCGCGCCACAGTTCCGGCGTGATTTGGTGTGCGTTGAGCCATGCGACAAAAGCCGTAGCCTGCGCCTTCCAAAGCTTGCCGCTGCGCTGCATTTTGCGCGTCCATCGCCGGCTGCGCCATGTCGGGCGCAAATCGGGCGGTTCCATGTTGCCGCAGGTGACAGCTTTGACGGCAAGCGTCAAATCTGCCGGCGTAATGCGGGCATTCGGGTCGCCAGAGACAAACGGGCTGGCGATAGCTTGCAGGGCCGCTAGACGCCACAAGCTAAGCGGCGGCAGCGAAACCCCGCAAACTGTCGCCCTTCCGGGAAACAGAGTGCGGAAGAATCGCTCCATGGGTCACGCGTAGGTAATCTCCGCCGACTTCATCACATTGATGGTCAATTCGCGGAAACCCTTGTTTTGCTGGCTTTCCTCAATGTCCACCACTTCATAGGTGACGCTATCGTAGGTGATCGTGCTGCCGATGGTGGGCGGCGTGTAAGCAGACTGCATACGGATCGTGATAGTGGCCTCATTGGTCGTATCGTCATAACGACGCTCGATCACGTTGCCGTCTTCGTCTTCCGTCTGCGCCGTGTTGGCGGCAAAAGTTCGTTCGCGAAAGCTGAGAACAGTTGCGCTGGCGACGGTTCCAGAAATGCCGTAAAGATGGGCGGTGCCCTTGATGACTGCTGCCATGCCTCGGCAGCGGTGTCAAATCACGGCGCTGGCGGATACTCAAAGGCGTCCATGTCCTGCGCATGGCCGGCAAAGTTAAGCTGGCCGTCCCAAATGGCATCATCATTGTCTGACACTTGGCCCGTTCCGTAAATGTCATACACCGCCAGAGGAGTGAACACGGATTCCCGCGTGTCTGGAGCGGTTGCCGGCTTGGTTACGTAAGCCAGAAATGCGCCGCCTTCGGGGTTGGCGTCATCGGTTGGCTCGTCCGTGTCTGGCGGCTCCAGCATGATGTTTTGCGCATCTCGCAGGATGGCGTCTAGATCAACACGGGAAACGTCTTCATCGGTTGCGCCAACGCGAATGTGCAGGGTAAGCCGGTAGGCATAAACATGCGTCAGGTCGGGGTCGGCTTCAACCGTTGCCATGGCGGCAAGAAAAGGCGGTTCAGGCTCGCCCGTTGTCGGCTTGGCTGTCGGGCTGGCGTCAAAGGCGATTTCAGCGGCTAGCGTGGTGCCGGCGCTTGTCACCATGGACAAGCCCTCAAGCTCTGTGCCGGATGCGTTTTCAGCCAGCCAAGCGAGGGCGGCAAGTTCAAGTTTGCGGGCGATGGGGCGGTTCATGGTTCGGGGGCGGGTTGTCCTTGGTTGCCGGATACGCGAAAGCCGGCCTTTTTGCCGGCATTGGCTACAACGTGTCGAATATGCGCTTCCATCTTTTCACGCTGGATGCGCAGCGCCTCGGCGATTTGATCCGGTGGACAAACGTCGGAGATGTAATGAACGAGATTTTGCAGCACAAAGCTTGGATTTGCTTCACCACCGCGCCGGGTGCCGCTGCCGTTAGGAGCGCCTTTTTTCAGCCATTTCGGCACGCGTGACAGCTTCCCAATTTGCAAACCGGCGGTAATCCAGCCGGATTTGGCGTAGCCTACCCGGCGTTGCACTTCCTTGGTGTAAGATTTGGTGGCTTTGTTGTCTGGCGTAACCAATGCCGCACGATGGCGTGACACGGTGCCCCGCCGATTCTTTGACTTGCGGTGCCATTGCTCGTCAAACTCGCCAACTTCTGCGTTGCGGTCCTTAATGCCAGAGCGGCGCAAAATGTCTTGGGCAAGCGCATAGTCGCCATTTTTGACGGCTTTGTAAAAGCCTTTGGCCTGCTGTTCGGATTGCCCTTTTAACTCGTCAAAGACTTTGTTTGCGGGCCGGTAAACCTTGCCAATGTCACGCATGACAGCGGCTTCACCCTGTTTCCGGCTGGCAACGCTATTGCCGAATGGTTGCGTTTGAAACGCTAGATTGACCGCGATGAGCCGGGCGTTTTGGTCAACTACTTGCCGAAAGGATTTGCCAGTTGCCGCCGCAAGCTGCCGCAGTGCCGCTTCAAACTTGCGCGTTTCAACCTGGACTTGGCCTTTCATCGGTTCGGGTGTTGCAGTCCCAGGGTGACGGAAACTTCGTCAATGGCAGTCCGACCAACGCGGAACTTGCGCCCTTCGATTGTCGCCTCCATGCCGTCAAAACGTCGTTCCAGCTTGCCGGTCAGATCGTCAAACTGGTCAATACGGCAAACAATGGTTGCGGTGTAAACGCCCGTAATGCCGCCCAAATCGATTTCCTTTTCGCTGGCAAACTCGTTTAGAACGCCTTCAAAAGTGCGTCCGGCAATGCCGGAAAGCGTAAACCGTTCCGTGCCGATAATGTCAAAGGCATCGGCCATGCTGCCGTCGTTGAATTCATCGAATGCGCTCATGCAGTGGCAGGCGAGTCAAAGGGGTTGTCCAGCGGATAGATCATTTCTCCAACATGCTTGAGCACAACGCGGGTATCGGCCCAAACGTCAAAGCCAAGCTCCAAGGCACGCTGGCAGAAGAACCAATCTTCGGAGAGGTAGCGCCCATTATGCACGCCGACCGGAAATAAATCCCATTTGTTGCCCTCCTCGCCGGCATCGGGTCGGTAGGCAATCTGCGGATATGCTTCAATCATACGCTCAAAGACGCGGCGGCTAATCATCAGGAAGCCGGTGCCGGCATAGGCGATGCGCTGCAACCCGTTCTCGTCGGGTTCTTCGCCAGCGATCATGTTGCAGACCCAAGCGAGTTTGCGCTGCTTTTTCGGATACAGACCGGCAACAATATCTTTGTCATGCGAGACGAGGCGGGCGACGTGTTCCGGCGAGAAAATCAAGTCGGTGTCGATGAAAAGCAGATGCGTGCAATCGCTTTTGAGAAACTCCGCCGCAAGCACGTTGCGCGAGCGGCTCACCAGAGAATCGCCGCAGTTCGGCTTGATTTGCAGCTTACACGGCGGCTCTTGAATCAGGTGCATCAGCGAATGCACAAAGTGCGCGTGATAGTGGCCGTAAACAGGCAGAGCAACGAATATCTTTGGCTCCTTCTTTGCCGGCGCTTTGATGACATGAGGCCGGGCGTAAATGCGGATGCCAGTGTCCTTGCCGTATGGCGTTGCTCTAACGCATTCAAATCCCTGTTTTTCCAGTAGCGCGTTGCACTTGTTGCGCCGCGTCTCGCCATGCCATTCCAGCGCCACAACATCGGTTTCGGAAAGGTCGAGGCTTTGCAAGATGACAAGCTCCGCGCCTTCCGCGTCGATCTTCACAAAGTCATGCTTGCCGACTTTTCGGCCTTCAACGCTGCGCACCGTATGCGCAACGGGTCCGCGGGTCATAATGGACGCTTCGCCGCAGTTGTTCGGGCCGTCGTAAAGCTCAACAGCGCCGTCGTTGCACCAAACAGCCGACTCATAAAGCAGCCAGTTGTCGGTTTTGTTGTCTTTGAAATTTTGCCAGAATTGCTGTGCGTTTTGCGGGTGCGGTTCGTATGCCGAAACCGTGCAACCAGGGAACCGTTCCATCGCCCATGCCGTAAACGCTCCAACATTCGCGCCAATGTCCAGCACAGTCCGAACGCCGGAAACGTCCACATGCTCGGGCGGCTCATACTCTCCGGCAAGCACGCGATCAACGTGCGGGCGCATAGATTCGGGGCAATGGGTCAAGGTTGGTGTGTTCATAGGCGGTTAAAGCATAAAGCGGGCACCTGCGCCTTGCAAGTGCCCGCTTTGCCTTTTTGCTCCTATGACCGAAATCAGAACAGAAGCTGAACGGTCAGGTCGCCGTCGCTGGCGTTGCCGCCGTTGGCTTCACCCGTGGCGCTGGCGCGGATATAACGCTTGTTCAGGCCCGGAGGAAGCTGGACTTCACGGGAAGCCGCCGAGTAGCCGGCCGCGTTGTTGTCCGTCACAACCAGCGTTGAAAGGCCGGTGATATTGGAAAAGTTCGCGTTGGACTCATTGGAGGCTTGTAGAACAATGGTGATGTTCTTGTTGTTCGCGCCGGTCGCGGCTTCCGTGCTCAGCTTGACGGCGAAGCGTTCGGAAGTGGGGAACGGGGCGGCGGTGCCGAGGTCAATGGCTCCGGTGTTGACGGTGTTTGCCGCGTTGGGCAGGGCCACCGATTCAGTCAGAAGTGCGTCTTGGAGTTTGCGGGACATGATCGTTTAATCTCAGGGGTTGATGGATCAGGCGAAGACAACCGGGGTTTCGGTGCTCAGAAGCGAATCCGTGATGGTGATTGGCACGCCCTGGCACTCAGTCGGCATCGGGGCGAAAGCCGCGCCAATCGCACCGCTGGCGATCTGACCGACCGCGCTGCGGGATTTCTGGAGCTGGAATGCAACCTCACGGTTCATAAACCAGCGCAGGTTGGAGCGGCGGCTCATAGGCACCTTGGCCATGAGTTCCGCGCCGAGGGCGTCGGTCATCGGGTCGGAAGAGGTCAGGTTGGCAACGCGCCAGACCGACTGAGCGGAACTGATGTTGAGGCCGATGTAAAAGCTCATGTTCGACACGTAGGCAGAGTAGGGGTTACCGTTGGCGTCGAAGATGCGCTGCTTCATCCACTCAGGGAATTCCATCTGGCCGTTGTTGCCAATGTCGAAGTGAACGCCCTGATAGTTCGGCGGCATCCAGAGGAGATAGGCCGAGGAAACGGCGGTGTCGCCAGTGGCATTCACCTGGTCATAGACGGAGTTTTCCAGACCGTCAAAACCCTTGGAGGTGGCGTTGTCGCCATACCAAACCTGACTGCCGAGATAGTCGAAGCTACCCTGGACAGCGCCAACGGCTTCAAAAGCGAGAATGTCGCCTAGTTCGCCGTCATCGGCTTTGACGATAGCTTCGTCCACTTGCAGCGGAGTATCGAAGAAGAACATCTGCGCAAGAACCTGCTCCGTGGTGGAGTTGGTCAGCGCGGTGCCCTCGTTGGCACTACGGAAAGCGCCACGCGGCAGAGCGGTGCGGCGGTGGATGTTGTAGGAGGTGCCGGCTTTGGTCCGCGCCACAATGTCGCGGATTTCAGGGGCGAAGGTAGTCACTTCTTCAACCGTGCCAATGACACGATCGTTGTTGGTGCGCTTGGCGATGTCGAGTAGAGTCAGGCTCATATCAGGGTATCAGGGTAATTAGTTCAATTGCGGTTAGGCAGTTTTCGGAGCGGATGCGGCGGCAAGGCGCTTGACGCCTTTCAGACTGGCGGCGGTGTTGCCGTCCTTGGTGCCATCAGCGCCGCCCGGGGCGCGGGCGATGGGGTCGATGCCCATGGCTGCAAAGGTCGCGGAAACTTTGGCTTCAATCGCCTTATCCATGCCGGCTTGCGCCTGCTCAAGCTCGCCAATTTTGGCGGTCAGAGTGGCAACGCTAGCGGAAATGCTGGCAAGATGGGCCTCCGGCTCCATCTGGTCCTCGTCTTCGCTGCCTTCCGGCTTGTCTTCGCCTTTGGGCGCGCCTTCATCTTCCGGCATTGCGGCCTGATTGGCCTGCGCGGCGGCGTCGGCAATTTGAGCCTTTAGCGCGGCAAGTTCGTTTTCAGCGGCCTCAGCGCGGGCAAGCGCGTCTTTGGCGTCCTGTTCGGCTTTGGCGAGTTTAGCGGAGTGAAACATACACCCCGCGCCGCGTGTCAAATCAGACTGGCTACAAACTCGTCTAGGTTGGCGTTTGTAAGATCGTCAACCAGTCCGAAAACAGCGCCATCGGTCGCCGGCATCCATTGTCCTTCCATTGCTTGCTCGTCAATTTGGCGGTTAGCAACGCACGCGGCTTTAAAGTCGGCATGGATGGAATCAACGCCAGCTTGCAGGCGCTCGGTTTCCTCGTCGGTAAGCGGGCGATGGCTTGAGCCGGTGTCTTTCCATTTGCCGGCCTTAATCATCTGGACGCGCAACCCCTCGTCTTCCATCCAGCGGGAAGCGTCGAGAATTGCCATATAGACGCCGATACTGCCGACAATGGCGGAGGGATTGGCCGTGATCTTGTCAGCCTGCGAGGCCAGCCAATAGCCAGCAGAACAAGCCATAACATCAACGAACGCGTGAACCTCTTTGGTCTGCGCCAGCGCGGCAATGCGTGCGCCAGTTTCAGGAACGCCGACAACGGAACCGCCTGGGCTGTTGATGTCCAACACCACGGTTTCAATGGTCGGATCGGCGGCGATGATGGACAGCGCAGAATCAATGTCGGCGAGGTCGCAGCCGCCGTAGCACTCCATTTCAAAGCTGGAAATGCGCTTGTCGATTACGCCGTGAATCTGGACAACGGCCACGCTGCCATAGCGGGAAAGAATGCTTTCCGTGCGCCAATTGCCGGTTTTCATCTGCTCCCGCGCCTCATGCCGTGGCACCTCCATGCGGCCAAGCAGATAGGATTCAAACGCCATGCGCTCCACGTCGCGAAGGGCAAGCGGCGAGCAAAACAGCTTTGTAAACAGGTGCGGGAATTTCATGACTTATTATTCGTCGGGGTTCGGGGCCGGTGTGGCAGGTTGCGCGGCTTGAATGCCGGGCGTCGGCTCAAAGATCATTTCAATCGGCACGCCAAGGCGCTCGGCTTCGTCCATTGCCCAGCGCACCGTTTGCAAATGGGAACTGATTTCGGCACGCGGGTCTTGGTTGCGCTCCTCGTAATAGCGTTCTAGCGAAAGCGCCCCGTTTTTCATTAGCTTGATAGCGGCATCGGCAGTGCGCCCAAGATCAACGGTCAACTTTGCCGGGCCTCGATAGCTGGCAACCCACCATTCGGGGTCTTTGCATTGCGGCAGTTCGCCGTTCTGCATTGCCCACCAAAGACGCCACGTGCGCCAGCGCCGGGTGTGGCGCATCACAACTTGGTCTTGGAGCATGTCGCAAGTGCTTTGCGCGTCTTCCAGCACGGCGCGGTTTGCGGTGCCGTTGAGGCCAGACAAGCCCCAAATCACTTCAAACGGAACGTCGAAGCCAACGGAGAACGAGTGAAACAGATACTCGCAGAATTTGAGCAAATCCGGCGAAGGGCGATCACTGCTCAAAAGCTGAATTTCGCCAGACTCGCCAAGGTAGTTCACCATGCCGCCGCCAAAGACTTTTTCCAGCGCAGTCGTATCGGCGGTTTCCGTGGTTGCGCCTTGAATCTTTCCGAGTGCGCCTTGCTTGCCTTTGCGCGCGGTCTTCTTGACGGCCACGGCAAGTGCGGCGTGCAACTTGGCGCTGCCGCTCTCCAACGCTTGCAGGTCCAGCGCGTCAATGCCGCTGTTCAAGCCGGCATATGCCCACGGCAATCCGCGCACCTGCTTAGCACGACGGCGGCGGAAAATGTGAATCATGTTCAGCGCGTTCACTTCGCGCCATTCGAGATTCTGGCCGTAAACAGTCTTGGGCAGTTCGCGCACCGCGTAGGCAATCGGGCGTAGCTGCGGATTGGTCAACACGCCATCCTCCCAAGTCTGATTCACGTTTGCGCCGGTCGGTGTTTCAACCTCGAAAACGTCCAGCGGTTGAACAAACGGATAGCCCGTGTCGCCCTTCACGAACGCCTCGAAAAACTCGCCGTCGAGAAGCATCGTCTCAACGATTAGGCGTTGATCCTCCCAAAGGTCACGGCTGGCGTCAATTGAATACGTTCCCGGATTGCTGCCCACCTCGTCAATAAGCTTGTCCGCCTTGGCGTTCCATTCCAAGTCTTGCGTGCGGGCAGTCGGGAAAATGCCAGCTCCCACCGAATGCCGCGACAGCTTGCGAAGGATGCGGCCAAAGACGGAAAGATTGGCCTCCAGCGCCCGTGCCTTTCGGACAAGCTCCTTGCGCGTGTAGCTGTTAAGCTCCTGCCGGCTGTTGGTCGGGAATGCGATAAATCCCGAGCGCGTCGGGGAATTCTGCGCGGCATCGTAGCCGCTCACGCCTTGGCCGGTAGTTTGCGTCGTTGTGCTCATCGGTGAATCTCGCGAAAGTCGGCATAAGAAGCGCAGATTGCGCCGCCAGTGCCGTTAAACTCGTTCAGCGCCTGTTGGCAAGCGTCGAGCACCTGCGCCGGGTCCATGTTGATTGTTCGCTGAAACGTCTTGCCATTGACGCCGGAGCTAGTAAGCCCGCCGATGGTTCCTTTGCCGTTTAAGATTGCCTCCTTGGCTTGGCACTTGAGCCGTTCCACAAATTCCGTGCTGCCGGAATCCTCGATTTCGGTTAGCAGAACTTGGGAAAACTCGGCGACGGTCATATTTTAACCATGGTTAATTTTTGCCAGAAACGGCAAGGCCCAGCGCGAGGCCGGGCATTTCTGGCGTCATGTTACGCGTTCCGTGTCAAAGTGGCAAGCGGAATTATTCAGCCGCCTTAACTGCTTCTAATTCCTCGCGCCGCGTTTCAAACGCCACGCCGTTTTCGATGACTTCGCGCAGCACTTCACACATTTTCTCTGTGTCAGCAAGGTGGTTGCCTTGCTCGCCTTCGACTACCCATTCCAGTTTTGTAGTCCCGTCGGGCTGCTGCTTTTCTCGCGTGCGCTCGGAGGTCATCTGCGCCCGGTAATCTTCGCCGATGTTCTTGGGTAGCCACCAGAGAATTCGCTCGTCCTTGATGTTCTGGTAATAAAGCTGCTGTTTGGCGATTTCATCGTCATATGTCAAAAGCTCAATGCCGCCCTCATCGTCCAGCGTTGAAGAGCGAACGCGTGCGCCGCGAAGAAGCGTCCAGCCGCCGCCCTTGGATGGCACAAAGGTTTCCCTGTTGTCCCGGCAAAACTGGTAAACGCCGCTTTCCGACTTGGTGCGATAGCCAGAGTCCATCACGCCCAAGTCAATCGTGAACTTCTCGCCGGCAAACTCGTAGGCGTTGGTGACGCCGCCACGCTCGCGCAGTCCGGCGATTTCCTCGATTTGCTCAAAGGAAACGGCGGAGCCATAGTCAATCAGCGCGTTCCATGTTGGCAGGTCGGGATGATCTTCCACAATGCCCCAAGCGCGGATGGTCCACCAGAAGCAATACTTTTGCACGTCAACGTGCATCGTCATCATCAGGGGCTTGCGCGGAAGCTGGCCGATAACGTATTCTGGAGAACGGCGGATGACAATATCTAGGTCTGAGTCTTTGACTTCCGATGCGCCACGCACAAAAGGCAGGCCAAGATCGGAGTTGTAAAAGTCATGCATCCGGCCAACGCTGCCTTTAGAAAGCAAGAACTTCTTTGCCGTCACGCCCCAAGACTCAAAGCAGGAATGAGCGCCCCATACGTGAACGCTCGGCATGTCAGCCGGTGCGCCGGGATTGTGCGCACGTAGCTCGGCGCGGCGATTCATCCATGCCAAGTGCTTGTCCTGCACAATGGCCTTTTCACATGCGGCGCATCGGTAAACCGTTTCCCGTTCCACGCGCTCAACGTCGAAAGGCGCGTTCTCATCGTATCGGATGCGGCAATGTGAAAAGTCAAAGCGTCCAGTTTTCTCAACGCGCTTTTGCCCATCGGGGAGCGGGTTGCCTTCCTCATCAAACGGCACTTCTTTTTCCTCCGCAAAGAAGGTCAACCGTTGCTTATGGTTGCAGTGCGGGCAAGGCACGTAAACGTAGCACTGACTGCCTTTGAGAAACTGTTGATTTGCCCGGCCCCATTCCGTCGTTGGGGTTGAGTTCTCGATGATCTTGCGGGTATGGATGAACTGCTTGGTTCGGGCAATGGCCAATTCATGCGGCGGCGCTTCCGCTTTAATATCGTGAACCAGCTTATCGGTTTCGTTGAGCACAAGCATTTCCGCTTGTCGCCCGGCTAGATCAGCCGCCGACCCTGCGCCGACCATACCAAACGTGCAACCCTGAAACGTGCGCTCTAGCGCGGTCCACTGCTCGCGGTTGATGACGGCCAAAGCTTTCACGGGCCGGCACTCAAGAAGAAAGTGCTCCATCTCGTTTCGCGAAAGGCGCATCGCCGTTTTGCGGCTCGGGTCCACCCAAAGGATAGCGCCTGGCTTCGTAACGATCTTATGACAGACCGCAATGATGGCAAGCAAGCTGCCGCCAGTTCGCGCACCCTTGCGGATGGCAAGATGCCGCGTCGTTGGCTTTTGAAGCAAGTCGAAGATCAGCCGCCAAAAGGGCATTTGCGACGAATCGAACGGCCCCGGATTCGGACTGCCGACCATTTGCGGGATGCGGAAATGCCGGTCAGCCCATGCCCATATCGGCTCCCTAGGCGTCGGCTGCATCATGTTAGCCAGCATTCCGCGCAGGCGTTCTTGGGCATCAGTCATGGCGCTTTAGCTTTCCTGCCGGGTTTGCCTTTCGGTTTCACTTGACCATCAGCCGGAGGAATGTCGGAAGTATCCACCTGCAACGGCGCAATCTCAACTTGCACTTCTTCGTCAAACCATGCCGCGCCTTGGAAGGTCCGCAATGCAATGTCCACCTCGGTTTGCAGGATTTCGACGGTCTCTTGATAGTCGCCAATTTTCAGCGCAGCACGGTGCGCCAGATTGTCTAGCGCAGTTCGGAACGCGGAAAGGGTCGGACGCAGCGCCGAAAAAACTTCGTCAATCGGGACAAGCTGTTTCTCTAGCGCGTCGTTTGCCAGCTTGAGCTTGCGGATTTGCTCGGCCAGTAGTTCGGACTTAAGCTCGTCCATTCCCTTTTTCCGACCGTTGAGCCACTCCCGCCACGCATCAGGGGCCGGCTCGCTAGGTGCGCCGGGTTCTTTCCGCAACCGGCGCATATGCCGGGCGTCTAGGCCAACCTCATTGGCGAGTTGCTCCCAGTTCAGGGCGGACATGGGTCAAGGGGCGTTGCGTAGATTTTTGCAGAAAGTAAATAAAAG